CGGATCGCCCGCGGCAAGGACACCGGCGAAAAATTCGTTGCCGGCGACCGGGTGATAAACACTGTGAATACTCCCGCCTGTCATGTGTGGAATGGCACGACCGGCACGGTGCGCGCGGTTGATGATGAAGGTTTGTATGTGCTGCTTGATGTTCCGTACCGGGACGAAGTTTCCGGCGAAATGGTTGACACGGTGCGCTTTTCAAAAGAGATGATAAAAAATCTCCGCTATGCCTACGCGCTGACTATTCACAAGAGCCAGGGAAGCCAGTACCGGAAAGTTGTATTGCTCCTTCTTTCGCGTGATAAATTCCAACTGGATCGGAGTTTGGTATATACCGGTGTCACCCGGACACAGAAAGAATGCGTCGTGATCGGCGATCACGCAGCACTTGAAAGTGCGATTGCAGTCCAACGAAAGAAAAACACCTGTTTGCAATGTTTGAAAAAATCGTCCGATGGTCGGACGGAAGAAAAAACGAAAGGATAAAAAAATGACCAAAGAAGAACTGACCACGAAGATCGGCGAACTCACCGCCGAAAACGACACGCTGCGCAGCGACAAACAGATTCTGGAGGGTGATCTGCTGGAAGCCCGCGCCGATCTTGCCGCCGCCAAAAAAGAGTTGGAAACGCTGAAAAATGCCGATCCGAAAACTGCTTCGGAAGATAGCGGCACGATTGCCGCGCTGCGGGAAATTATTGATCTTTCCTGCAAGGATCACTGCCCGCATCGTGGAAAGGTCGAAGCCTGCAAAAACTGCACGATCTATTTGAAGCTGCAGGAAATCGACCGGTAATTTTGAGTATCGCGCCGGGAAATCCTTTACGGAAAGTACCGGCATAATTTAGGAGTGGCACTATGGAAAACTTGGATCCGGAATGCTACGGCAAATTTTTCAATAATGAAAAATGCCTTGACTGCTCATTCCGGAAGTCTTGTGAATTTTATAAAAAAACGGAAAATATCGACGATCGCTCACGATTGCGAATGGTGAATTTTGACGCTATTCAAGGATTGTGTGAAGTAGCAATCCACGACGAAATGAGCGACGATACAGTTACGGAGTTTGTTGATCTGTTAGCCCGATTTTTTGGTTATTTGATTGATTTGGATGATTATACATTGGGGATATTATTCCAGGTAATGCGACCGGATGTGAAAGATCGGCAAACGGTATCCAATCTGGCGGTAAAACATAACTGTTCCCGGCAGGCGATGCACCGGAAAATTCTGGATATTATCGCTGACCGACCGGAATTGTCGATACTCTTCCGTAACATCCTGTATAAACTTCCGGCGGCGCGATGGTTATTCCTTTATCATCGCGCACGGAAGGGCAGAACTGCAAAAAAGAAATGACATAAAGAGAAGGAATCACATTTTATGAACATCCATTTCAAAAACATTGATTGCGTAAAGAATCGCGATCTGGGCGATATCGATGCGCTTGCCGCCAGTATCAAGCAGCACGGTTTGCTGCAGCTGATTTTGCTTCGGCCGAAAGATGATGACAATTTCCGGATCGTGGACGGTCGCCGCCGGTTCTATGCACTGTATCTGCTGAATAAAAAAGAGCTTACTCCGGAACAGTATCGTCTGCAGGATTTCAGCGACGAAGAAGAGCAGCAGGCAGCGTTTGTCGTGAATACCGAACGGAAACAGTTGTCGATTGCTGAAGAAATTCAGCAGCTTGCCGAGCTGGAGAAAAAATATTCCATCGAAGATCTGGCGAAGGTAATCGGCCGGACACCGGCTTATGTCGCCCGCCGTTTGAAACTTTCCACTCTGTCGTCGAAATGGCAGAAAGTTCTGGCGGATCCGGAGCAGTATCCCCAGTGGACGATCGGAAAACTTGAATTGATTGCCCGGGAACCGGCGGCAAATCAAGATTTGCTGGCATTCCGGATCAATGATGCGCTGACCATCGAGGAGATCAATCATCGTTTTGCAGAAATGCGGATGGATCTATCTCTGGCCGTATTCAATGCGAAAGATTGTTTGTCCTGTGCGAGAACCACCGCGGCATCGGAACTGCTTTTTACCGACTTGGCAAAAAATAATTGCTGCCTGGATAAAAAATGTTTTATCAAAAAAACGCTGACTGCAATTCAGACTATTTTGAAAAACGAAAATCTGATTCCTCTTCGCGGCAGCAATAACAGCTGGGACGCCCCCGATTACAAATTTGCAGAAAAAATAAAAGCTCAATCATATTATTCTTTTCAAAAGGTTCGATTTGCGAAACCGACCGAAAAGGCGAATGCTATTTATGTTTGCGGAAGTGAAATCGGCAGATATGCTGTTGTGACGGAATATCCGAAAAACGCAACGCCGGCACTTGGCAAGACTGACGCGCCCGCGCAAAAGAAAGAGCGCACCGTTAAGGATATGGAAGAAGAACTTTTCCGCAAAAGAAATAAAGCCGCACTGATCGCATTGATGAACTTTCTGAAAGATAAAAACAAGTGGAATTTTGACGAATTTCTCAACCGCTTTCAGGATAAAAAATCAGCGATCACCTGGAACGAAGTTACACGGGTGTTTTTCGTTTCCCTGATGCAGTATGGTTATCATGGCGAATATACCAATTATTTCCGCTTCAAAATCAACAAAGCGATGCTGGATGCCGAATATTTGCGGGAAGATATGTTCCGGAAATGCCTGGAATGGACTTTTGTAAAAGTTGCCGAATTACTGCGTGCAGAGGTCGGATACACACTGGATGATATCAGTCAAACTGCCGGCCCGAACATTTGCAAACTGTTTCACTTGGACTGGAAAAATGACTTCTGGAAACCGGCTGAAGAAGAGATCCCCGCCAGCAAAACTCTGATTGCCGCCCGTTTGAAGGAGAAAAATCAGAAATGAGTGACTTAAAACAGCTTGTTCCGCCTTTGGAACTGTGTAAACAAATTCCAGAGGGTAATTTTACTGCGACTGCGCTGGTATGGTGCGGAGATACATTTTTTCAAAATATTTATGTATTGCCGCGCGAATGTGGCGATTGCATCAAGAAAGATGAGTGCATCGCAGCTGCTCCGACACTGGAAGAAATCTTGACAGCACTTGAAGATATAGGTTTTCATTGTCCGACCGCGTTCAAACAAAATGGTACTTGGCAAGTTAATTGTACGAGTTGTAAAAATGGTTTTTGCGATCCGGATTTACAGGATTCGTCCGATAGGGATAATGCGGCAACCGCTGCATTGAAACTATGGTTACAATTAATCACAAGTCAAAAAACAATCACCAATGCTGACGCCATCAGGCAAATGAGCACTGATGAACTTACGGAATTTTTAATAAAAAATACTGGCTGTATAAACTGTGTATATAATGTTACTGCAGATGTTCTTTCTTCTAAATGTAACTATCCAGATAAAACAGTTGTTCCTGACTGTAAAAATGGTATTAAATCGTGGTTAAATAGTCCAAAGGTAAAAAAAAATGAGTTACAAAAATATGGCATTTTGTCCGGCGAAAGATTGTAAAAACTGGAACTGCAGCCGGAATACTGACCGACCGGATTTTCAACCCGGCGGACTTCCGGTTTGCTACGCGGACTTCAAAAGCAGCTGCGACCAGTACACCAATAAACGGTACGAAAATCCGCAGGGTGGATACTGTTTCAGTTGCCATTACTTCTCCACCGGTGTCACGGATAACGGAAAACCGGTCGGTTTTCGCGGTATATGTGCCAATATTGCACGGGAAAAACTTGAAACCGAAGCGGATGACTTCTGTAAGCACCACCAATCTGCAGAATGGACAAAAGAAATATGAAACACTACAATTTTGCTGAAATCAAAGCGCGAGGAAACTGCATCGACTTCGTGGAAAAAGTGCTGGCGACTTTAGTTACTGCCGGCCGCTGCGTCGCGGTTTGGCGCGATGGCACGCGGGATTCCGTAACGGTGAGCGCGGAAAAATGGTACGACCACGGCGAAAAGATCGGCGGCGGTTTGATCGAACTTTGCGCCCGCGCGAAATTTGGCGGCACCGATTTCAATTGCATCCAGCTTGCCCAGGAATTCCTGGGCGACTGGCTGCATCTGGAAGAGGTAAAATTGCGGAAAAGTTCCACCGGCCGCAGTCACTTCGACGAATTGATCGAAAAAGGCTATACCGAAACTGCCCGGTATGAATACCGTGATCTGTCCGGAAATCTGGTATATTTTGTCTGCCGGATGGAGCATCCGGAAAAGAAAAAAGAGTTTGTTCAGGGTACGCCGTCCCACTGGGGCATTGCCGACATTACACCGATCCTGTATAACTGGCAGATGGTGCATGATTCCGACTGGTGTGTGATCGTTGAAGGCGAAAAAGATGTGGAAACGCTGAAACGCTTCGGAGTACCGGCGACCACCAATTCCGGCGGTGCGAAAAAATGGCGGAAAGAATTTGCCGAATGTCTGCGCGGTAAACAAGTGATCATCCTGCCGGATAATGACGATACCGGTATGGAGCACGCTGATTTAATTGCCAGAGATCTTTCAGGAATTGCGGCGGGGATAAAGGTGGTAAAGTGTTCCAATCTCCCAAAGGGCGACGTTACCGATTTTTTTGAAAAAGAAAACGGCACCTGGCAGCAACTTTCCGAACTGATCGCCGCCGCTCCGGAATATAATGCAAAGCATTTATCCCCGCTTGAAGCTGCGAAAGAGGCCAATAAAAAACCGTTCCGGAATTATGAATTTGAGGATAACAAAAAGCATCCGGATAAAATTCCGCTGCAGATAAACGATCTGATTGCAGATGTGCACACCCGATTACTTGGCGCGCCCTTCCGTGTTGGCGAAGAACTTTTCGACCGCGATCGGGAAACCGGCATGATCTCTTATATCTACGATGCCAGCGATCTTTTCGCATGGATCGCCCGGAAAACCGGCAAAGTAATTGATTGGGCGCGGATTGACGGATGTGTAACGAAAACAGAATTCTTTTCCGCGTTGAAAAGCGAAGCGACCGCGTATTCTGCAATCTCTTTCACTCCGGATTATCCGAAGCGTGATGATGTTTTTTACACGCATCCGGAGATGCCGCCGCCGTCCGCCGGGCATAAAACTTTTGAAAAATTTGTCGATTTTTTCAATCCGACCGACGATATCAACCGGTCGCTGCTGACTGCGTTCATCATGGCACCGATATTTTTCAAACCGTTGGTCGCGCGGCCGCTCTGGATCATCGACAGCCCGAACGGTCAGGGGTCCGGTAAAAGCATGATCCCCGAAATGGTCGCGCTGCTTTATGGCGAAAACATCATGGAGGCAAAACCGATCGATGTATCTGTCTATGATCTGGAACGGAACTTTCAGGAAGTTGTAAAACGGATCATTTCAACCCGCGGCAGAAACTCCCGGATTTTGCGTCTGGATAATGTCACCGGAGTTTTGCACTCTTCAAATCTGGCGATGCTGGTTACTGCCGGCAGTATCTCCGGGCGTGCCTCCTACGGCCGCGGCGAAGAATCCCGGCCGAATAACCTTACCTATGTCGTGACGGTGAACGGCGCGACGGTTGACACCGATATCGCTTCACGCGCTTATTACATTATGGTCAGTAAACCGAAGATGAATCCGCACTGGACGAGCGACGTGATAAATTATATTCAGCGGAACCGGATGCAGATTTTTTCCGATATTATCGATATCATCTCCCGGCATGAAATATATGATATTCCACCGGCGACACGAATGCCGCAGTTTGAAACTGCCATACTGCAGGCGGCTTGCGGATCTCCGGAGCAGTATCAACGGGTGATAGAATTCCTTACTGCGAAAAAGGAAGAAACCAACACTGACGAAGAATTGGCGCGCCGGATCGAGGAAGAATTGATACAGCATATCGCCAGTGCAGAACCATTGATCGGTAAACCGGTGATGAACCCGCTTACTGAACGGATTTTTATCCGCAGTCAGGTATTGGAACACTGGTTCAAGGACGCCGGATATATGGATAAAAAGCATCCGTCAGAAGTGATCCGGAACATGGCAAAAACGGGGATGCTTCCCCAGGTGGATCCGAATTTGCTGCGCTGGCCACACCATGACCGAGGCACTTTGAAAAGGCGTTCAGGAATTCTCTGGAATTACAGTGCCGCGAACGAAGATACCCGGGTGATCGCGCTGCTGAAAAATAAAGCCGTCGAAATCGTTGAAGGGTGAGAAAAATTATTGCTCCATACTGCTCCAGTGGTGCAACGGAAAAATTTGGTAAAACTATGAAAAATAAAAAACTGCTCCAGACCGCTCCAATGGTGAACGGTAAAAAAAATCTTTTGTCGCGCGCTTGCTCCATACTGCTCCAGTGGTGCAACGGAAAAATTATCGAAACTGTATATTTTCTGCTCCAGACTGCGCCAGGGTGTTTTTTTAGCGGGGTGGAGCAAAAAAAGGCTTTTTTTACGCTTGAAAACGCCTTTGCTCCATACTGCTCCAGATGCTCCAGGGGTGTTGAAGAAAAAATAGAATATAGTATGCTTACAACACCATATATAGAGAACTGCCCCGGGCGGGGTGGTGCAGACTGGGCGGGGGTGGAAAAATGATGAAAAAAACTCTTGACAAAATCCGCTCCGAAATGTTGAAAAGACGGATGCTGATCCCATTGCAGAACCGCGAAAAATTTGATGCTGAAATGAAGATCGTTTTTCAGGAGATCGAGAAAAACGAAACTTATAACGCCGAAGTGGCGCGCTTGCTTGCGCACTGGAAAGATCGAGTTTTTTTCCTTATGAGTTCGATACATTGCCACCTTGCCCCGGCTGCTTTGATCAGGAAGCCGGGAGAAAATGCCGCCGACTATCTGCGCCGCTGTTTTGATCATGCCGAAGAAGGGAGTTTGTAATTATGCCATCCACCGCCAGTGCTTTACATCCGTCCGGGAAAGTAAGAATTGATTTTTCCGAAGAAGATCACGTTTACATGGACAGCTTCGGACTTGAATACACTTCCGGAACCCGGTTGCTGCACGGTGCATTTGCGCCCTTTGATGCCGCCGGAGCTGCTGCAGCAAAATCTTTGAAAACCGGAAAACCGGCTGCAGAATATATTCTGGAGTGGAAAAGGCTCGGCGAAGAGTGCGCCGCCGCCGGAACCAGAACGCACGAAAACTGTGAAAACCAGATTCTGGGCCGCTTCGATAAACTGCACACTCCCATCGATGAAGCAGAACGCCGCCGCTTTTGCGCCGCCTGGAACGAGGTTGAAGATCTGCAGAAAAACTATTGCCGCATTGAGCCGGAAAAATTAGTATTTTCTCCGCGCTTCCTTGTTGCCGGCAGTATCGATATGTTTTGCGTTGTCAACCAGAACCATTACGCGATCGGCGATTGGAAGTTCATCCGGAAACTGCGTTTTGAAGCATTCCAGCATCGCACCGGAATTGTCCACGCTACCCGGAATATTCCGGACTGCAATTTCTTCCATTATGCACTGCAGCTGAATATTTACAAGATGATACTGAAGATCGAAGATTATATTCCGCTGGATGCGACCGTCGATCTTTTTTTGAAGCGATACAATTTTGAAACGGAAACTTTTGAACATATCACGCTTCCGGATTTGTCACTTCAGGCAATGCTGCTGATTGCTGGAAATGTTACCGAGGACGGTTTAATGCGTATTCCCTTTTGACATTAAACGCTATTGATGAAGATGTTGAAAGGAGATATATTTATGGATTTTTTCAAAAATAATTGGGATTATATTGAACAATCAGCAAGCTGCCGCGCGATGGAAATCGCCGAAATAACATGCCGGTTTGGTGATGTCGATGATTTCCGCCAGGAGATTTATTTATGGTTAGTTCGCCGCGCGCCGGATTATAACGCGGAGCGCGGGGCCGCGACCACCTTTATCGCGATGACGACCGCGACTGCAAAAAAAAGAATTTTGCGCCGGTTGCGGCGATTCAAAAACCGGATGATCCGCGATGCAGTTTCCATTTGATGAACCGATTATAGAAGATCGATATAATGATATCGCTGATTATATTTCCCGCTTGCCGGAACCGGCGCGGGATATTTGCACCGATGTTATTCTGTACGGCGAAAAAATTTATCAGGTTGCGAAAAAATACCGGATATCCAGTTACCGGATAACGAAAATCGTCCGGGTGATGATGTACCCAGTCGCCGTCGATCTGGGGATCGTCCCGCCCCCCCGGTGCACCCCCGACAGGGTCGAAAAGGTACTTCCGACCGCCCCGACCGCCCCGACCTACCGAGGAAGTACCCGGGAGTTGACACACACTTTCTTTCTGCGAAAAAAAAGGCTGAAAAATGAGAGAACTTCAGATTGAATATACCGAAGCCGAACTGTTTGGTGACTGTTCGGAGATTGAAGATACTGAACAGGAACTGGAAGCAAAATTTATCAAGATCCGGTCGAAACATTTATATCACCGGTTGAATAGTGAACGGATGCTGGAAGATATACTGCCGCTGAAGGTCAAAAATGGCAAATGTTACCACATAATTTCCGGCGGCAACATCGACAGTTTCAGTTATCTGATGTGGATACTGCGGATGCAGAGAATTAAAGAATTATTATGTTCAACGTGGTGCATTGCGAAAGTTGACATTGCCGAATATTCACGTCAAATTGATCTTGGACGAATCGGCAAACTTGATTTTTATGTTGGCGAGATACTGCCGGGGAGTTTTCCGGAAGAATATAAAGAACTTGGCGAAGTCTGTAAAAAGAGCGGCGGAAGGATTGCCGTATTCCGCAACCACAGCAAGGTGATGGCGGGGCGCGGCGAAAAGTTTGATTTTGCGATTGAATCCAGCGCGAACATCAACACCAATCCGCGAACGGAGCAGACGACGGTCACGATAGGCGGAGCGATTGCGCAGTTTTACTTTGAGTTTTACGGTGGAATTGTCTCATTCGATAAGGAGTGGCGATGAAAAAAATCAACATAAACGCGCTGACGATTGAAGAATTTGTCGCACTTTTAAAAAAAGCCGGCAGCACCACGATTACGATTGAAGAAATAAATGCTGACATCGCATCCGGCGCGCCGGTAAATTCGGACGGCACGATCCATCTGTTTGAATATGTTGCTTGGCTGTTGCGAGGGGTACAATGACGAAAACTGCAAATATAAATGCGTTATCGGTTGCCGAACTGGAGCGAATATTGAATTCATATATTCCTCCGGGCATCCCGGCGATAAAACCAGCGAAAATCCGGAGCGACTTCCAGCGTGCCGGTGAAAAAATTTCCGATAAAAGCAATCGTAAAAAGGTGAATTTACTGAAATATGCGGCGTGGCTGATTGATGAAGCACACGCTGCAAAAATGTGCCCTGCGCTGTCGGCACGCGAACGGAGTTACGAAGAGAAAAAAGAAAGTGCCCGCGAACGCTCTGCGGCGTTGAGTTTATCAGGGCGTGACATTGCGCCATTGCCGGAGATTGCGGATCCGAAGCGGCGGGAGCGATGCAAAAAAAGTTTGCGAAAGTTCTGCGAAACCTACTTCCCGGACATCTTTTATCTGGGGTGGAGCAAAGACCACTTTGAAGTCATTGAACGGCTGGAAACGGCCATTCGAGAAGGCGGGTTATTTGCGCTGGCGATGCCGCGCGGCACTGGGAAAACCACGCTGAACGAGCGGGCGGCGATCTGGGCGACGATGTACGGCTACCGGAAATTTATTGTTGTGATCGGCGCATCGGAAGATGCCGCGCTTGAACTTTTAGACACTATCAAACGCGAAATTGAAGAAAACGATCTTCTGCTGGCGGACTTCCCGGAAGTGTGCTATCCGATCCGGAAACTGGAAGGGGTAAACAACCGCGCCGCCGGGCAGTTGCTGAACGGCTTACGGACGCAGATCTGCTGGAGCGGCAGCGAAATTTCTTTGCCGACGGTTGAAAAATCCGCAGCGAGCGGAGCGACGATTGTGACGGTCGGCATCACCGGACGGATCCGCGGGATGAAACGTCACATTGACGGGCGCGATTGCCGTCCGGAAATGGTGTTGATCGATGACCCGCAGACCCGCGAAAGTGCCGAAAGTCCGGAGCAGTGCAAAAAGAGACTGCGGACGATATTGGGAGATATTCTGGGTTTATCGGGGCCGGGAAAAAAGATATCCGGAGTGATGCCCTGCACGGTGATCCGTCCGGGAGATGTTGCGGACGAACTTCTGGATCCGGAGAAAAATCCGGAATGGTGCGGCAAGCGTTTGAAGTTGCTCCGGGCGATGCCGGAAAAGATGGAACTCTGGGATAAATACCGGGAAATTTCCGTTGAATCGTTCCGGATCCACGGCGACAACCGCGAAGCGACGGAGTTTTACCGGGCGCATCGTGCTGAAATGGATATCGGGGCGATGCCGAGTTGGCCGGAGCGGTTCAATCCTGATGAATTGTCCGCCGTTCAATTTGCGATGAATTTGTATTTCAAGGACGAAGGTGCATTTTATGCCGAATACCAGAACACTCCGGAGCATGAAGAAACCGAAGCTGTCGCAAAGATCCGCGAAGAAGATATTTTGTCGCGTTTGAACCACCGGGCGCGTTATACTGTACCGCTTGCCGCGAACACTTTGATAATGTTTATCGACGTGCAGAAAAATCTGCTGTTTTACACGGTTTGTGCATTTGCGGATAACTTCACTTGCTGGGTTGTTGATTACGGCTGTTTTCCGGAGCAGAAAAGGTTGCGTTTCACTTTGTCACAGGCATCGCCGACATACAGTGAAATGTTCCCGTCTGCGGGATTGGAAGGCGCGATTTATCTTGCGCTGCAGAGTTTGACCGATGAATTTCTGGAGCGGGATTTTACCCGTGATGATGGGAGTGTTTTACGCATATCGAAGGCGATTATAGATTCCGGCTGGGGATTATCCACATCGACGGTGTATCAAGTTTGCCGTGAAAGCCGTTACGCCGGATTGCTGATGCCCGGCAAGGGACTTGGTATATCGGCGGCGCAGCGACCGATTACGGAATACCGGAAGCAGCCGGGCGACAAAATCGGGTATAACTGGTGGATCCCGGGCGCGGTAAAAAAGCGAACGGCGCGATTGCTTGAGTATGACACTAATTTCTGGAAATCGTTTTTTCGGGAGCGATTATTTACTGCTCCTGGCGATCCGGGCAGTTTTACGATCTGGGGAAGCAATGCTGAACGTCACCGGATGTTTGCCGAACAGTTGGCAAGCGAAAACGCGACACCGACCGCCGGTCGCGGTCGTCAGGTCGATATCTGGAAACTGAATGTCGGCGCGGAAAACCATTATCTGGACTGCGTTGTCGGCTGCATGGTTGGCGCATCGGTCGCCGGCTGCCAGATCAATCCGAAAAAGCATAAAACACCGGCACCGAAACCGGTTGCTGCCAAAAAAACGGCAACCGTGCCAAAAGTTCATACGCTGGGAAAAGTTCATGCGCTGAAAAACGGATAAAAAATCTTTCATTTTGAAAAAAATCTCCGTGACGGGATAAAAAATAATAAAACGTCAAGGAGATATTTTTTATGTCTGAAACAGGAATTGAAGAGAAAATCGCTGAACTTGCTCTGCAGCCCGCCGAATATGAAACCGACGGCGAGCGGATAAAAAACCGTTCGGCAGATGACACGATAAAACTTTTGAATTTTTCCAAAAAACGGAAAATCACTATGAAAAACGCATTTTCGCAAATTGGCGTTGCGCAGATCACTACTCCGGGAGACTTTGAATGATGAAACGACGCACCCGGGTATTTAAGCTGAATGATCTGGCAAAATTCGATGCCGCCAATATGTCGCCGGAAGCCCGTCGCCACTGGGCGGGCGCGGACAATCTTTCGGCGGACGCTGCGCTGCAGCCGGGGATCCGGCGTTTGATCGTATCCAGAAACCGGTTTGAGGCGACGAACAACGGTTATATGGGCGGAATTCTGGAGACGCTGGCTGATGATACGATCGGCACGGGGCCCCGGCTGCAGCTGCAAAACGACGATCCGGAACAGGATCTGGACACCGACACCTTGAACGATGCCAAACTGCGCCGCCGGGAACGGCGTTTCCGGAAATATACCAAAGCGATCCATCTTGCCGGCAAACTGCGCCTTGCCCGCTTAAGCAAAGCGCGGGATGGTGAAGTGTTTTTCCAGAAAGTTATAAATCCGGGCGTCCGGAATGAATGTAAAATCGACCTTATTCTTTTTGAAACCGAACAGGTGAGTTCCGGACTTTGCGGCGAAAATCAGTCATATTACGATAACGGCATCCCGAAAGAGGTGGACGGCGTTATCTATGACCGGTACGGCAATCCGGAGCAGTACCGTTTTTACCGCGTGCATCCGGGCGCATTGAACGGTGCGACTGATTCTTATTTACTGCCGGCAGCAGCAGTTATTCATTACGCGCATATCCGCCGCCCCGGACAGCACCGGGGACTGCCGGAATTGACCGCCGGATTGACGGTATTCAACGATCTGCGCCGGTATGGTAATTCTGTGTTGGCAGCAGCAGAAACGGCTGCTGTGATCTCTTTCCTTCTGGAAACCGATGTGATTCCGGATCCGGATGAAGTGAATCTGGACGGCGAGTTGGATGACGAAGGCAAAAAGATCAAACAGTTGAATTTTACCGATATTGTGCCAATGGCAAAAAACGCAGGTGTAGCCCTTCCGGAAGGCTGGAAAGGCCACCAGTTGAAAGCGGAACAGCCGACCAGCACATACTGTGCTTTTTCCGATGCGAAATTGAACGAAGCGGCGCGGGCGATTTCCATGCCATTCAACGTAGCGAAAGGAAACTCCAGTACTTACAACTACGCATCCGGCAGACTGGATCACCAGGTGTATCACCGGAAAATCCAGATCGAGCGGCAGAACATCGAAGAGATGATTCTGGATGATATTTATGAGCAATGGGAAAAGTACGACCAGGCGTTCCACCGTGAAGATTACGACGATGCTCTGGAAGTAAATCACGTCTGGATGTGGGATGGGTTTGAGCATGCTGATCCGGCAAAAGAGGCGAACGCGCAGGCAACGCGTTTGACCAACGGAACGACCACGCTGGCGGAGGAATGCGCCGCCCAGGGCAGAGACTACGAACAGATACTTCGCCAGCGTGGTCGTGAAAAAAGATTGATGCAGAAATATGGAATTGACGATCCGGAGCAATCCGGAATAAAAAAAGGAGTAATCGAGAATGAAGAAAACGAATAAAATCACTGCTGCGCTGGATGGTAAGCAGTTGCGTATGGTGACAGCTTCCAGCGAAATCGGCAACGATCTTACCCGCGTTGAAGGCACCGCCTATTCCGGCGGATTCTTTTCGCAGTGGTGGAGCAGTATTCCCTGCGTAACGGATCTTGCCGGATTGGAGATCGCCGCGCAGATCCCGCTGATGTATAACCATTATAACGATCCGGAGTACCGGCTGGGAGAACTTACTGTCACGAAAACTGAAACTGCGCTTCAGGTTGCCGGCGGCATCGATCCAGACAGTGAACGCGGCAAAGCGATCATCGATGCCGGGAAAAAATGTGATTGGCAGTTGTCGCATGGCGCAGAGATTATCGAAATCGTCCGGGTCGGAGAAAAAGAGGTGCGTACCGTGAACGGCCGTGAACTTACCGGCCCGTTCAATTTGATTTCCAAAGCCGTTTTGCGCGAAGTTTCCGTCGTGGCAATCGGTGCTGATGCCGATACCAGTTTGCGCGTCGCAGCTGGTTTTAATATTATTTCCAAAGGAGAAAATATGCACAAAAAAACTGAAACCCCGGCGGCAAGTCCGGCCGCCCCTGTCGCAGATGATGCGAGTGTGAAAGCCGCCGCCGATGCTGCAATCGCCCAGGAACGCGCCCGCGTTTCCGCTGTGCGTGCTGCTCTTTCGGAGTTCCCGCACATGGTTGATAAAGCGATCGAAGCCGGCTGGAGCGAAGAGCACGCCAAAGATGTCGCTGAAAGTGCCAAAAAAGCACTTGCCGGACTTCCGGGCAGTACCGGAAACATCATCGTCCGCAACAAACCGGCTGCCACCAAAGAGGTGATTGAAGCCGCGCTGTGTTTGCGTGCCGGCATTGATGAAAACACCATCGAAAAAGATCTCGGTGCTGAAGCTCTGGAGACTGCCTATCCGCTGCGCGGTATGTCGCTGAAAGAAGCGTTGCTGGCAGCCTGTCAGCTGCGCAACATTCCGACCGGTGTTACAATGGATCGTGAAGTTATCCGCGCCGGTATGGCGGATACTGACCTTCCGGGCATTATGTCCAACGTTGCCAATAAAGCGATGCTGAAAGAGTTTACTGCTTATGAAAGCATCGCACAGAAAATTTGCGCAGACGGCGATCTTGCCGACTATAAGGAATCCCAGCGCATCCGTCTTTCCGACATTGGCAATCTGGAAGAAGTCGCCCTGGGCGGTACCGTCAAAGAATCTGGCGTCAAAGATGAAGTTGCCGTCAACCAGGCGAAACGCTACGCCAAACTTTTCTGGCTGGACGAAATGATTGTCGTGAACGACGATTTGCAGGCATTCCTGAAACTGCCGAAACTTTTCGGAGCCCGCGCGATCCGTCTGATCGATCAGGTGTTCCACAAACGTTTGATGCAGAATCCGGAATTCAACGGCACTGCTCTTTTCCATGCCGACCGGAAAAACCTTTTGACCGGCACCGATTATGCGTTCGGCATCGAAGGTTTGAAGGCTGCCCGTAAACTGTTCCTGAATCAGAAAGACACCGACGGCGAACCGATTGCCGTTACTCCGAAGTATCTGCTGGTTCCGACCACTCTTGAATCCGAAGCGCAGGAACTGGTTCTTTCTGCCCTGCAGATCACCGGCGAAGCGAAAACCAAAGGTGCGACCAACATTGTTTCCAAATGGGGAATGGAAGTCGTCACTTCTCCCTATCTGGAAAATGAAAAGTACGAAGGCAATTCCAGTACCGGTTATTACCTCTTTGCGGATCCGGCAATGACCGACACTTTTGAAATCGGCTATCTGAAGGGCCGCAAAACTCCGACCGTCGAAATGGGTGCATTTGATATGACCCACTTCGGAATCGCCTACCGTACCCGGTTCGACTTCGGTATCCGCGAGCAGGATTATCGCGGAATTGTCAAAGTGACTGGCGTCGCCTGATAACGCATGGTGCTGTAAAGATGGATTCGATTTTCAGTAATGGCGAAAAAATGCTGCGCGGGGCGTTCGATTACGCTTCGCGCCGTATCGATTACCGCCGCGGCATTAAAACTCTGGCGGCGAACATTCCGGCGAAACTTGGTAAAACGGTATTCCGTTATACCACGCCACACGGGATGGCGATCCGGACGGAGCAGCGGGATTTTATCTGCCGGTTTGAAGATATCGGCATTAAACCAGCGACCGGTGACGAGATCGTTTATGGCGGGGAAATTTTTGTGGTTTGCGCCCCGAATAATGAGCCTTGCTGGAAGTGGCATACCCGCGCCACCCGCGCCGAAATCCGGATCCATGCCAAAAACGCCAGTGCAGAGTAATATCTGTACCGGGAAAATTTTTCTGGAGTGAGTAAAAAAATGAAAAGTTCTTTAGTGATTACCCTGGCCGATGAAGTCACTGCCAAATTGAACGGACTGGACGTTGACGGAAAAAAGTTGTCCGCAGTTCGTAAATTGATTGTGGATCAGAAACTGCCTGCCGCGCGTGACCTTTTTTGCATCTGTGTTCCCCACGCGCTGGAAAGTAAAATCATTACCCGGGGGAAAACCAAAGAACGAATTGTCGCGGTCGATGTCGGCATTTTCAAACGGTGCCAGGAAAGCGAGATTGCTGATCTGGTAACGCTTACTGAAAATGTCGGCGATCTGCTGGAATCTGCCACTTATAAAACCGGGGTGGTGTTGGGTGTAGAGTACGCCCCGATTTATGATGTAAATATGTTTCTCCAGCAGGGAACTTTCTTTGCCCGGTTGTCGGTTAATTTCAAGGTATTCTGCAAATGATCGGCACTGCTTGCAAAACTGAAATCAACACCTCTGCACTGCAGACTATGGTTGCCAAAGCCAGCCGGAAAGCGATGTTCCGCGCTGCCGGTTTTGCAATGACCGTTGCCCGTCGCAAAATTCGGTATCGCAGCTACAAAATGGCATCTGCTCCGGGCAGTGCGCCATTCAAGCATAAGAACGGCCCGAACAGTTTCAGCCACAGCATCCGGTTTGCGGTTGATCCGGCGGGCACGACGGCGGTCATCGGCCCGCAGCGGGAACCGGCAAAACCAGCAAATGCCAGTGGCCCGGTGCCCCACACATTGGAGTTTGGTGGTATGACCCGCGCGGATCGGAATAAAGTATGGTTTAACCAGTCCGCGCCGGAGTTGAGGACGGAAAGCGAAGTTGCCGGGTATTTCCGTTCTAAAAAATTTGCCCCTCTCTATATGGGATTGAGTTCCGGAAGCGTTGCACGCGCATCCGGAAGTAAAAAAGTCCGCAGCAAAAAAGCCCCCGATTTCAAGCGGACTGGATCCGGGCAGTACCGTCTGATTTATTATGTGTCTGCGGAAATGCGCTCCGACCGGCAGGCACGGCGGGCGGCGAAAAATGTGATAAAATACTTCGGGTATCCCGGAGCAGCAGCAACCGTTATCGCGCCGCGTCCCTTCATGGGGCCGACCTTGAGCGAACACGAAGGAAAAATTTTGAGTTTCTGGCAAAATATAGTAACATGATTTGAATACGAAAGGGAAAAATATGATTAAACTGGGTGTTGAATGCGTTTTGTTCCGCGGCGAAGCCGGATCTATTGCAACTACCGAAGTAAAAGAAATCACCACCGTTAATGTGACTTTGAGCAAAAGCCAGGTTGACATTACCACCCGCGGCGGTGATGGCTGGAAAATCTTCCGCGGCGGCTTGAAAGATGCCACTATCGAAGCGAATGTGAATTATGATACCGAAGATGAGGCTTTCAAAGCCTTCCAGAAATCATTTTTCAAAGATGAGCCGATGGCACTTTTTATCTCCGACGGTGAAGGAAACGGCTTTGATGCCGATTTTGAAGTCTTTGATTTCAGCCAGCCGCAGGAAATGGACGATGCAGTCAAGTGTTCCGTCACTTTGAAACCGACCCGTTCCGGCAGCAATGCACGCGCTCCGAAGTGGATCGATGATGGTTCCGGAACCAAACCGGAAGAGTCCTCTGCTGAATAATTTTTCAGCGAACATCTGGAGCGGTTCGCCGCTCCATTTTTTGATTTTTTTTAAGGAAGGAAAACATTATGCAGATTTTGAAACTTGAAAACGGATCCGAATGGATTTTGAAAATAAATGTCGCTTCCGCGATGTATGTCCGGTCGCGGGTATTGCGGCGAAATGGCGAACCGCTTGATTTGTTGAGAATTACGGAAGTTTCCAATCCGGGCACTCCGAACGCCAAGATGGATTTACTTTCTGAAATCACCGGAGACGCCTTGCTGCTGGTCGAAATTTTCTACGCTTTGCTGAAATCGCAACTGGACAAAAAAAACATTTCTGAAGAACAGTTTTATTTGTCGCTCACCGGCGACGATATCGAGCGCGCAACCGATGCCCTGATGAAAGAGCTGATTGATTTTTTCCCCGAAGCGAAGAAGCGCGTACTTCGCGCAATCTGGGACACCACCCGAACCATTCAGCAGCGCGCCGAAAAGATGCTGGACAACCTGATCGACACTCCGGCAATGGAAGCCAAAATCGAAAAAATCGTGGATGGCATCTTGTATGGCAATGCGCCGGAATCCTCGGCATCGATCCCGGAGAATTCACCCTCCGTGAACTGATCGCGATGGCGGATGAGCGGGAACGCTCCAACTGGTGGCATACGGCATCACTTCTGGCGATGATCCGTAACGCGTTGACCACCGGCGAAGCGGTATCCCCGGCAGATTTCCACCCGATGGAAAAGAAAAAAGAGCCGGAGGTTATTCATCTGGGAAAAGATATTTCTGTTTTGCGCGACATTTTCTTCCCGACACCGCGCCGAAAAAAATAAAACCGCACCCGCCACGCGATCATTAAGTTTAGCGGACTACGGCGGGTCATTTTTTTGCCGGTGTAACTAATAGTTAGACCGGTGATGTTTTTTACAACACATTGCAAATAAAAGCATTACGAATAATCTTTATTTTACCGGTGTAGGAATTACCTACACCGGTGATGTTTTTTACAACACATTGCAAATAAAAGCATTATGAATAATCTTTGTTTCACCGGTGTAGGAATTACCTACACCGGTGATATTTTGGGTATGGAGCAAAAATTTTTTTAGTATAAAAAAGTAAACTTTGTCGCATTATTACCATTGAAAAGTAAACTTTGTCGCATTATATTATGAGAAAGTATTCAAAAATTGAACTTTCTTGTGCAAAATGAAACTTTTTTGTTGATTTGCAAATTCAGGATTTGGGTGTATATTATTGTTAAAGGCGTGAGAAACCTTCAAACAACTAAATACCCGATCTGACATCTTTGTAAACTTTGGCGGTTTGCAGGGACGCTTTATGCGTGGCCGTAGTTGTTCGGTTTTTCTCACCCCTGTAAGCCGCTTTTTTTTGTGTCTGTGAGAAGCACGAAAAAAAGCATAGTAAAATTGACCATAACAACTTGGAGGTCACTATGTCAAAGAGCAAAAAATGCTTGTGCCGCTTCAGCGGAAAAAACGCTGAAAAATTGATTCATGTCTCTTTTATGCTGCCGGAGCCGCTGCCGGAACTTTTGCAGAGATATGCGGAAAAATCCAGAGTTTCAATTTCTTTAATTATCCGCAAGGCTTTGATTGCTTTACTTGCGCGGGAAGCGAGGTAATTCTATGAATGAGATAAAGACATTTGCTTTTCAAAATGAACACGATGTTCGTGTTGTTGATTATAACGGATTACCGCATTTTGTTCTGTCGGATGTTTGCAAAGTACTTGATTTGAAAAATTCAAGAACGGCCAAAGAAGGACTGGACGATGATGAATGTATTGTCTTTAACTATAATTATATCAGTAAAAGCGGTAAAAAAATGCAGAATAAATTGACATTGGTTACTGAATCCGGATTGTACGCCTTGATTTTCCGGAGCAGGAAAACTTTTGCCCGCGAGTTCCGCAAATGGGTTACGTCAGAGGTTCTGCCTTCACTCCGGAGAGAAAAATATGAGTTGCTTAAACATGATTCTCAACAGGAAAAACCATTGATTGAAACAATTGTTTCCATGATTCGAAGTATAAACGAGCGGATTATCGCCAGAGAGGATATTCCGGCAAGTATACTTAAATATGCCTGGAATATGGCGAATATAAGCAAGGAAATGTCGGTAAAAAACAGTCGTAAACGGGATTTATTCATTGCTCCGCTTCAGGATTTTTCTGTTGTCGCTGAAGAATTTATTTCTGCAGTTTCAGATTCATTGGAGTATGAAACGACATATTGCCCGGATACTATTCCTTTAAATGTTAATAGTGCATCAGTTTTTTTCTGTACGGAAGCAATGAAAGCAATCTGCGAAAAGATTGATTTGAAAGAAAAAGTAATAGAAACCGTTTTAGAAATGGCACGAGCAGGATTTATTCCGCAAATTCAAGAAAAAATCCGTCGTTATCCCCATCATTCCGGCTGTGGAGCTGCACGAAAAAGCGGAATTATGTGGAATTATGTCCCCGGCCAAAGAGTCCGGATCATAGATTTTATAGACGGTCATTTGCAGGAAGTTTCCATATATTAACTTAAAAAAACTTGAAAACTCCGTTTTTTGTGATATATTCAAAATCACACCAAACGGAGTTTTTATTATGATTTCAGAGAAATTGCAGAAAGAGCGCGAAGTAATCGTTTCGCTTTTCCGTAAAATGCCGGAATATCTCGGACACCGTTATCCTGAAGGTTGGGACTTTCCCACCGAAGCACAGTTTATTTATGCGCTGAAATTTGGTATTGATATGCGCTGCCAGACTTTTAAAAGCACAAGTGCTGCGATCGATAAGGCAAAAGCCGACGGCATCCCCGCACATGATATGCTTACTTATCAGGAATCTGCCGAATTATATCGCTATATGTGCCGTTCCAATAATCGCCGTTATAATTTTCTGGATGATATTCCTGATTCTCCCTGGCTTGATCCGCGCCGCTTCAAACCGGTTCCAGCGGAGAATATGAAAAATAAAACGGCATTTTGCGAGGAGGAAAAAAGTTTCGCTTCTGCAGTTCCTTCATCCGCTCCGGTCGGCAAGGTAGTTTTAACTCCGGAACAGCAAAAACAGGCAAACTGGGGCTGCTTCATCATGGGGTCAATATTTTTATTGCTGTTTTATTACGCCTGCAGGAAATAAAAATCCTGTCCGTTGAAAAAATCTCCCGGCGACGGGATAAATAATACTTGAACTGTTATTTATCCACCACCGGGAGATTTTTTATTATGAGTATGGGATCTGTTCGAGCGGGTGAAGCGTTTATCGAATTGACCACCCGCGACAGTAAATTGCAAAAAGGACTGGCGAATGCGCAGGCACGCTTGAAAGCCTTCGGCGCGGCATACAGTGAGATCGGCAGAAATATTTTATCTTTCAGCGCAACCAGCGCGGCAGGCTTCGGTCTGGCGTTCAAAACCTTCAAAGACTTTGATTCGCAAATGCGTATGGTTAAAGCGGTAACCAATGCAACCGGCAAAGAATTCGACATGCTGACGGCGAAAGCCCGGCAGATCGGAGCCGTAACTTCTTACACGGCCGAACAGGTTGCGCAGGCGATGACGGCACTGGGCCGCATGGGTTTGAATCCGCAGGAAATCGACGCGGCAATTATGCCGGTGCTGAACCTTGCCCGGGCGACCGGCACCGATCTTGCTGAAGCAGCGGACATTGCCGCGAACAGTTTGCGGATTTTTGGACTGGATGCGACAAAAATGGGCGATGTAACCGACTATCTGGTCGCGACCGCCAACGGGTCGGCGCAGACTTTGACCGATTTGTTTGAAGCCTTGAAACTTGCCGGGCCGCAGGCTAAAACTGCCGGTGAAAGCATTCAGGACACGGCGGCCGCTCTGGGCGTTATGGCAAACATGGGCATCAAAGGATCTCTGGCAGGAACCAGCCTTCGGAAAGCCTATTTGCAGTTCGCTGATCCGAAAATCCAGGCATTTTTGCGCGACTACAACATTCGTACCGTCGATGCAAACGGCAATCTGCGTAAAATGCGCGATATTATGGTTGACCTTACCCGCGCGATGGCGACGATGGGCAGTGCCGAAAAACTTGCTTTTGCCAAAGAGGTTTTCGATCTGCGCGGTATGACCGGCGGGCTGGCGATTACGGCCGACACGACCAAACTTGACGAATTTATCAAAAAACTTGAAAACTGCCGGGGAGTTGCCAATAAAACCCGCGAAGATATTGAAAAAGGGGCCGGTGGCGCATGGGATAAAATGCTTTCCGCGCTCCAGGATGTCGGGATCACGATCGGCGAAATCATCTCTCAAAGTCTGGTGCCGCTGATGGGAACTATCACAGAGCTTTTGCAGTCTTTTGGCAAATTGGCGGCGGAAAACTCCGGATTGATCACGACATTGGGCGAAGTCACCGCCGCGATTATGGTCGTCGGCGGCACACTGGTTGCGGTCGGAGTAACGGTCAAAGCATTTGCCGGTGTCTTGGCATTGGCAAAAGTCGGCGTTTCAGCATTTTCAGCCGCTTGCGCGATCGTGCCGGCGTTGAAAGTTGCCTGGGCGGCAACGATGGCGGCATTTACCGCTTCGACAACCGCGTTTACCGCGGCAACTGCAGTGGGAACCAGTGTCCTGGGGGCATTCGGGATCGCGATCAAGGCATTTATGACCACCAATCCGGTCGGCTGGATATTATTGGCTGCCGGCGCACTGGTCGGACTTGTTACCGCGTTCAGCGATGCCGGCGATGCGGCCGAGGAATGTTCCGACAAAATGGAGAAGCAGCGCGAAGCCAACGACCGGCAGCGTGCTTCGGATCAAGCCAAAATGACCCGCCTTCAAACATTGGCGGCAAAACAGAAGTTGACCAATAGCGAAATGGCTGAAGCCCGGACGCTTTCCGCCGAACTGGAGAGCCGATACGGTAAACTTGGCATCACCTTCGACGATACAGCCAAAAGCATCGGCAATGTCGCTGATGCTTTGGAACGCCTGAACAAAATGCAAGTTAATAAAGAGGTTGCAGATATCGATGTCGAAATCGCTGAAAAGCAACGTAATATCAACCAAGCAGAAGATTACATAAAAGAGTGGCAAAGTATATCTTGGCAGGATATTATGAATTTAGGCTGGGATCATTGGTCGTTGAGCGGGGAAACCAATGCTGAAAAAGCAGTTCGGCAAAATCGCGCCTATATCGATGCCCAGAAGCGGGCAATCCGGAAACTGGAAGCGCGCCGTGCCGCCATTTTATCCGGTAAAAATCCGGATGCCGTTCCCGGATCCGGAAATGTCCCCGGAACCTCCAGAGTAACTGGCACATCGACCAGTTACCGCGATTATCTGAACGCCCGCGATCAGGCGACGAAAATGGAAAACGATTTTGTCCAAAAAGAAAAATCCCCGTTTGAAATTGAAATTGCGGAGATTGAAAAAACCAATTCTGCCTATAAAGAACTTCTGCAGACTATGTTGCAGTATCAGCACGAAAAACTGAAACTGATGCAAGGCAACAATGCGCCTGCCGCCGAAATCGATGCCTTGAGAGCGGATATCAAAAATCTGGAAACTAAACTCTCCGGAGCCGATGCCGCCGCCGAAGGAAGGAAAAACGCCCTGCGTCAGCAAAACAACCGCGCTGCTCTTTCGGCGATTGCCGGAGATGCGGGAATATTGACCGATTACCGGAAAGAGCGGGAAAACAAACGCATTGGCAGAGATCTTGACCGTGAGATGAATACTTTGCTGGCGAGCGATCCGGAAGCCGGAGCGGGTAAATTGCGCGAACTGATAGCGATGTACCAGACGGCGGCAAAAACTGCGGCCGACGAGCATACCCGACTGATTTCCGAAGCCCGCCGCCAGGATGCCGACGGAGTTGTCCGTTATACCGACGAAGAGAAATCCGGAATTGCGGCAGCATTTGAAAAATTGAAATATGCGGAAAATCAGATCGACAGTTGGCGTGACAAATTACAACAGAGCGGCGCAGCAATAGAGAATCGTTCCCGCGCAACCGGTTCTTGGAGTGTTGCGCACTTAAATTCGATGCTGGGCGTTGGCGGTACTGCTGCCGACCGTACTGCAACTGCGACCGAACAGGCGAACAAGTTGACCGAAGTAACACATCGCAAATTGGATGCCCTGATAAAAAAAACAATGAATTATAACGGTCTTGTATATGGAGAATAAGAAATGGCTACTGTAACATTATATCGTACTGAACAAGTTGCCAGAATGGAAGCAAACGGCAATATTGAACGAATGGAAATTCCGTATCTTGTCGAGAACGTAGTTTCAGTTGCAGAAGGAGAAATCGAGGCGTTGACAGCTGTCAAACAAGCTGCACCACCAAAAAAAGGTAAACTGGTGTTGGCCTATATCGAAATAGAAGCGCGTGAAAGTGATTCGGTGTATCTTGTCAAAGCTATTTATCAAAAAAAAGAGCTTTACGATAGTCATGACAACAATGCACAAACTCCGTATAATGCTTCGTTCGACTGCGGCGGTGGCACGCGGCACATTGAAAAGAGCTTGAAGCAAACCCGCATTATTGGAGATTTGAATGCGAATAATCTTATCAACTGGAACGGCAAAACTGGCATTGATATGGATGTTCGCGGACTCGACCTGCCAACGGCTGACATCCGTGAAAGTTATACAGCGATGATACGATTCGGGAAATTGGTTGATAATGCGAAATACCGGAGGACTTTAGCGCAGTTGGTTGGCAAAGTCAATGATCGTTACTTCAAAGGGTGGCAGAAAGGCGAAGTAATGTATCTTGGCTGCTCTTATTCCTGTGAGCTGGATAAAGAATGGAACAAACTGATCCCTGTCACCTTCCATTTTTCCATCCGTCCGAATGAAACGGAAGTTGCTATCGGCGGCCAGACTGTTGATAAAGAGGGGTTCGAGTATATGTGGACAATAAGCGATACTATTGTTGATCGCGCCACCGGAACACCAACGGCGGTTATCACCAATGCCTACAAAGAACAGGTCGCTGAATATGGAAACTTTTTCTTGTTGGAAATCGGCGATTAAAGAAAGGTAAAAAAAATGGCGTTCTGGCCTAAAGTTCAACCGGGGAAATCTTATACCCCGTCCGCCTCGCTGGAAAATGCGATTCGGGATTTTTTCAACAAAACCAACGGCTTCGTTGCAGGCGACAAACACAAATATTCAGCGTCACAACTGAAAGTATATAATAATTCGCCGTCAGTATTAACTGCAGGGAGCGTTGTTTCTTTTTCCGTAAATCGTATCATTTCCGGTGCAGTGCCGGTTATTGCGTACGATTCAGGGAATCAAAATTGGGGAATTATGAAAAATACAATATCGCCAGATGTTTTCGGCGATTGTATTATTGCCGGGCCGGTCGAAGTTGAGATTTCTGGGACTGGGGAATTTGCTGTTCCTGCGGCGGACGGAAAGAGCTTTACCGCAGGCACAAGTGGCGCAAAAATATTATGTATGAGCGAAGGGAAAGGAATTATTTTGCTTGGTGGCGGCGGCGGTGCAGCCGCATCGGTCTATAATGGCCAACATAAATTGATTCTTCATACTGCAGATAACCAGGGAGTTAAAAGCTATTCTGTGCATATCGCCGACGGAGCAACGTTCGATCCGGCAACTGGTAATAGCGACACTTCCCGCGTCGAAGTCAATGGGATAAGTTTCGATCTTCAACCGCAACAGTTCGCACTAACCACACTTCGAACGTTGTATGTTTATGTTACTTTTTCGGCTGCGACGAATTCGACTGCAGCATCGGTAAAGTATGAAATCGGCCGCAGCCTGCCGGTAAATTCATCTTCATTTGTATATTATCTTATCGGCCGCTGTGTGTATAAGGACGGAGCGTTCACTGTTCAGCAGGATCATATCGGCACATCGAGCAATGGCATTGTGCGAATAAACTGGGGACGTATGTGTAATGTTGAGTGAGATTCCAGAATTGTTATATAATGATATCGGCAAAGAAATCAGCAATTTATTTTTTGCGTTTGGCGAACAGGAATTGACCGTTTTCGAAAAGAGTTCAGATGAAATTACTGCTGATAATATTGCCTCTGTGTATGTATCGGCAACTAAAAAAATACGAACGATCGATTTTTATTATGACGGAAATTTATTGCAGAATTCAGCACCGATCGCGCTGCGCTCCGGATTCGGAACGAAAAATTTTCCGTTTTCCGGTAAAGAATTAAGCCAAACAGCAGGAAGTTTTCTGTATTGTTTGGATAATGCACTGCAGCAAAGTTGTCCTGAAACAATGATTCGGATATTTTGTCGGGGAAGATTAAAAAGTATGTATGGTTTTTCTGCGATATTATGCCCCTGGCCGGAAGATAAAGACACTGAAATCATTCTTGATTCAGAATCGACTTTCAAAGTGGTCGGGAGTAGCAAAACCGCCAGTATATATTTCGTGAATGCCAATATAGCAATAGAGTATCAAGATAGTTATGATAGTTCCGGCTGCAATATTTATGCAAACGGTTGCCGCATCGGTACAACTGCTGGAAATGATAATGCAATCACTTTATCGAATTGGTCGTTTTATGATTCAATCGTCGATCTTTCGTGCAGTAAGTTTTCTTTGCTTTCCGGCTTGTTCTGCATAAACAGCACTTTTTCGCTTGCGGATAATTACAGCCACAATTCGGGAAGTTTGGGTTATGATTTTTTTAAAGATTGCGATTTTAATTTTTCAATTTCTGCGACACATCCCGATCCCTATAAAACATACGCAAAAATAAATTATGCCTATAAATCGAATATCACAGCCGAAGCTCTGGAAACCAGTGGGGTATTGTGGGTCGATTGCCAGCTACTATCCAGGGCAAATTCGACTGGATCCACATGGTATGGTTATGGCGCGTGCGGAGCAAACACGGCGGTAAACTGCACCGCAACGGTTTACACAAATTCTTCATGTCAAATTTTTTGCGGAAGTTCAACAAAACAAACATACATTAACTGTATTGCAAACCTTCACATCGTTGAAGAAATAAAACAAGATTTCAGTGCTGTACTTTTCCATTATGCAGATGTAACTGATTGCAGCGCGAACGTCGTTATCGATTGCAGCATAATTGATTCAGAGATCGAAATACAAGGTTATTACTTGGGATCTCAAAATGTCTTGAAAAACTCAAATGCAAATTGCAGTGCAAAAATAAAGGCATCTTCAACAACCTACAACAAAGAATATTATAGCGGAAGTGGAATAAACTATTTTGCAGCTGGCACATACAGCAGTGATTACAGCATTACCAATTTGACCAGCGTTAAATTTATTGATTTTTCATACATTACGCCGGGTAATTCAAGCAATGATATTTACGGAAATTGCAAATTTCACTGCAATTATGCAAAAATAGCTGCAGGAATAGGCGGTCTTAATCCGAGGTACATTGAGACAGAATGTAAAAGTTACGAATTCAGCAATAATTCCGCGAAGGCTTGGCCAACAATAGGAGAGACTTGTATATGGTGAACAATGATTGCCCAGTGTGCCAATCACGCTGGAAGAACGAAAGACAGATGCAAAGATTTCATTCTGAAATTGTTGATTTTTTGAATCGGAATCGGATTGTAAAATTAGATAGCTGCACAAGCTGCATAAAAAAACATATCGGGCGGGCACTTGCCTATTACGAAGAATTGTTGACTGCAGCTAAATCCGGAACGAATGACGGCGAAGCAAAAGTGAATATCCCGTTGGTACAGTTAAAAATAATTGGCAATCTGGGGTGTGCCGTTGATGAAAGTGAAGATTTTCCGGAGCTGTTTGAACTTCTGCTGCAGGCAGAACGGGATTATCGATATGAAGGGATTTGTCCTGATTGGGAAATGCTTGCAATGAAGATCCAGGATTTTGACAATTCGCAGCAAAAGAAGGAAGAAACAAAAAAATGAAAAACAAAATCACTGAATTTCAATTCAGCGTAGATGGTAAAAACTGGCACGCTGACCACACTCCGGACGATGTTTTTTTCCGGGAACGCATTACTGGTATAACTGACTGGGAGATATTTGAATTATGA